AGAGCGTATCTAGTTCTTCTTCCGTTCTTGCTGATAAGCCCGTTTCTTCTACGAAGGGCAAGTCTCCTACTTCCCAGATGCAATCTGTTCCTGGCTACAAGTCTGGTTCGGCAAAGCCTGCTGGAAAGTCTTCTGACAAGAAGAGTTCAAGTTCTTCTGGTGGTTTGAAGGGTATTGCCAAGAGCGCTTATAGGTCTGCCCTCAAGGGTTCTGATTGGGTTAATCGTGAACTTCTTGGTATTGATGATTTTAATCGTGCTATTGATTATACCAAAAAGGGCAACTATCGCAAGGCTGCCAAGTCTGCTGGTGCTGGAACATTTGAAAGTGCTGCTACTATTGGTGCACTATTGAGTGGTGGTGCTTCCGCTACTGGAAAGACAGCATTGAAAACTGCAGTTCAGTCTCGAGCCAAGTCTGGTCTTAGGCCTATTGCTGGTCTTAAGTCCAATCGTCCTGGGGCTCTTGGTACTTCTCGTACTAGGAGTTTGATGAGTTCTCCTGCTAAGGCAGCTTCTAAGAAGCCTGCCGTTAAGAAGCCTTCTGTAAAGAAGCCACCTGCAAAGAAGCCTGCTGTTAAGAAACCAGCTGCAAAGAAGCCCGTTGCTAAGAAACCAGTTGCTAAGAAACCTGTCACAAAGAGACCTCCTCCAAGAATTGACACATTGGAAGATGCTATTAAGTGGGCTAGACAGGGTTTTCCTCAAGTTCCACGTGCTGCAAGAAAAAAGTCTTGATGGTTGTTTCCTAATTTTATTAGGTAACAGATAGGGCTATTGGTATGAACCAAACAGCCAAATTGGCCCATACTCTATACGGGGAGCCAACCACTAAGCACTCCCGTCTATCCCATGCGGAAGGCGCTCGCCTTGCTGCTCCATCAGGTCCGTATATCGGGCGTAATCGTTGCATAGCTAACGATGACACATGTGAGGGTCCTAAGGCCCGTGGGACAGATTTCTGTATTGGACATTTACGTTCTAAGGGTGAGTCTAAATGAGTATAACGCTAACGCAGCTTCGCACACAGGTTCGCAACATGGTTGATTTGGATGAAACTGACCTTCCAGATTCTATTGTTGACCAGTTTGCTCGTGAAGGTTTCCAACGCATTTATGCGCTGGAACGTCGTTGGCCTATTCTCCAGGAATCATATACATTTAATACTGTACCCAATCAGCGTGAGTACACGATATCTACAATTGGCGATATCCGTGAAATCATTTCTGTTGTGGACACATCCACTCAGGGTGCACGACTTAATCTTATTGATTACAACGAGGCTGAAGGTATTTGGCTTGGCAATCTTGATGTTGCTAGTCGACCTTATTTTTACAGTTTTTGGGACAAGAAGCTTCAGCTTTGGGCAAAGCCAGACATTGTTTATCCTATGACTGTTCGTGCTTTTCGCAATCCTGTGTACACATGGCTTAGCAATGATGATGAGGCAATTGACCTTGATGAATGGTTTCATGCGATTCTTCCTTACTTTATAATTGCTAGGGTTTATCAGCGTCAAGAGGACTCTGATTTGTCCGCTATGCACATGCGTTCTTTTGATGAGGGTGTTGCTTTTGCTCGTCGTGACTTGATGAAGGCTTCTAGCGCTCAGCCTGTTGTCATGTCTGGTGGCAAGCAGTATCCAACGCTTCAGCGTTGGCTACAGACTCTTGGTAGGACACTTTAGTAGTGTCTCAGGTTACCGTTGAGCGGTATGACGATTTTACTGGCGGTCTAAACCTTAGGGCCGACCAGTTTCAGCTTGCTCCCAATGAATCACCTGACATGTTGAATGTTGAGGTTGACCCTCGTGGTGGTTTGTTTACTCGTGGTGGAATCCGTGAGATAAACTCAACAGCAATTACTGGAACATGGAACCCACACAAACTTTATTCGTTTCCTGGCGCTACACCGCACTTGATGTTGGCTAATCATACAAAGGTGTACAAGTCAACTGGTGGAAACTTTACCACTCTGCAATACTCATCTGGTAATGATGTGACCGCAGCACAAACTCATGGTTCGTGCATGGCTGCATGGGGTAAGACTTTGTATCTAACAACTGGTACCGCAGGTAGTGGTGGTTATTCTTGGATTACCACAGATACATACGCTACTGCTTTGACTGCTTCTGGTTCGTCTCCCCATGCGTGGCAGACTACACCAACTTCATCGGAACATAAGATGCCAACGGCTGAACACATTATTGTTCATGCGAACAAGATGGTTGTTGCGAACACAACAGAGGCTGGTGTTGCACATCCCAATCGTGTTCGTTGGTCACTTGAATCAGTCCCAGACAACTGGAACGAAGATGACTACATTGACTTCGAGGGTGGTGGAGAAGGCATTACTGCTCTTGCTGTGGTTAGCGGTCAACTTGTAGTATTCAAACAAACAGCAATGTACGTTGTGTACGGTTATGACACAACAGACTTTCAGGTTGTTCAGTTGTCTCCACAACTTGGTGCTTTGGAGCATGAGCATATTGCGGTTGCTCCAAACGGTGTTTATTTCTTTTCTCATCCACAGGGTTTGTATTTCTATAATGGAACACAGATAATTGATATTTTTTCAAACTTGAAATCTATGTATCCAGATGGATTTGTCAACTCAACTGCTGATGACAAGATAAGTGTTTCCTATGTTAATGAGCGTGTTTGGTTGTCTATGCCATTTTCAAAAACAACATCTGTTGATTACACCGCTATTTCTTTTGTTTATGACCCAACTATTAACAATGGAAGTTATGTTGCTCATAAGACAGCAGATGGTTATGGTCTAATTGGTGGAACCGATTGGACTAATGCTTCTGGTGAATCTAAGCCATTTATGATTCATCCAGTTCTTCCTCGTGTTGTTCAGGTTGATGTTTACGACGAAGAAAAGGATTTGCTTGGTGGTTCTGAATCAAACTTTGCATCGTTTTACAGAACTGGTTGGGTTGACGGTCGTTCTTATTCGATGAAGAAGATGTGGCGTAGACCAGACTTTGTTGTTAAGCAAACAGATACTGCACGACAGATAAATGTAAAAGTATTTCATAACTTTGAAGAAGCAGTTGGAAATGAAAGAAAGTCTTTTAATATCTCTCTTGATGCTTCTGCATCTGGAATGCTTTGGGGCGAGGGTTATTGGGGTGTTGGCAAATGGGGTCTTCAGGCTGCAGGCGCTCAGGTCGTGCGTGGTTCGAATCTCGGTTTGGCCCGTGCTGTGCAACTGTTGTTTACTGGTCCAGTTGGTTTGTTCTGGGGTATTGACAGCATTGCTTACAAATTTAATAAGCGAAAGGTTACTGGATAATGGCTATTACTATTACACACACTTTTACTAACGGAACCATTGCTGAGGCCGCTGAAGTAAACGCAAACTTTAACGACGTTGAAAACTATGTCAACGGTTTGTCCGATGGAACAAATATTGATTCATCGGCAATTACCGCAGCAAAACTTGCTACTAATGCTGTAACAACAACCAAGATTGCTGACGGTTCTGTTACTGAAGCAAAGTTTGAGACAAACTTACTTCAATCTGATTCGGTAATTATTGCAGGGCAGGTGTTTGGGTGAAAGAACCACTTCACATTCCCGCAATTACTACATTGTCTTCTGTTGATGCTACGGCTATTCGTCAGATTACTTTGTCGTTGGTTGAGGCAATTGAAGACATTAAGAAGGATGTGGCGACTCTTGCGAGTCGTCCACAGAATGGTGCGTTTACAAGGCAAAGGAACGATAGATAATGGCTTTTAATCCCGCAGAATATACTGCACGGCTTCAGGCTTTGATTAGTGGTTTTAATACTGGCTCTAATCGTGCTCTTTACAACAATCAGATGACCAATCAAAGTGCTCGTCAATCTATTGCTGATATGAACACTCAGTATGACGCACAGGCTCCGAGGCTTGTTGCCGGCTTTGGACAGCGTGGTATGCGCACAGCTAATGTCAAGAGTGGTGCATTTGCTAAGGCAATGCAAGACTTTTCCAAGGAAAGGGTTAAGCAGACTTCTCGTGCTACTGCTGCCTTGGATACGGAGAATGCTTTTTACAAAAGTGATTTGGCTGAGCGAATGGCTCAGCTTGATGCTGATAAGAAGTTTATTGAGAGTGACAAGGCACAACAAATTGCCGAGGATGCTGGGCAAATTATGAGATACAGAGCAGGAGCATACGCATAATGAACGAAGCGCAACGTAGAGCAATTCAGAACGAAAAGAATAAGGTTGTTACAACTATTCCCCGTTCTC